AGACAACTCTTTGCATGGTGCGACTACAATTTATAGATTTCATTCTGGATCTAATCTTAATGCAAATGGTGAAATTGTCTGGGCTGGTAATTCTTATCAAAGATTTCCAATAGAGGCTACAGGTTTTGCATATCAACGTGGTCAGATTCCAAGACCAAAACTTGTTGTAAGTAATGCACTTGGAACTATATCAGCTATTTTGTTACTTGTTAATCAGACAACTGCTGGTAATGATTTAACAGGTGCAACATTTACAAGGATTAGAACAATGGCAAGATTCCTTGATGCTGCAAATTTTAGTGGTGGTAGCAATCCATTAGGGACACCAGATCCTACAGCAGAGTTCAAACGTCAAGTTTATACAGTAGATCGAAAATCAGCAGAAAATAGAGAAGTAGTAGAATTTGAATTAGCAGGAGCTATTGATATGGCTGGAGTTAGAGCACCTAAACGTCAATGCACTCGTGCTTTATTTCCTAGCATTGGTACGTTTACACAATGAGTTGGAAAGATGACGCATTGGTTCATGCGAAAGACCAAGATCCTAAAGAAGCTGTAGGACTTTTATTAAATATAAGAGGTAAACAAAAATACTATCCCTGTCAAAATTTAGCTATAACAAATCATCAGGAATTTATTTTAAATCCAGAAGATTATGTAAAGGCAGATAATTTAGGAGATATTGTTGCTGTTGTTCATAGTCACCCATCAACACCTCCAATACCAAGTCAAGCTGATCGTATAAGTTGCGAGCATAGTAAATTACCTTGGTATATTGTTAATCCTAAGACTGAACAATGGGGTGAATGTAAGCCAGAAGGTTACGTTCCAGATATTTTAGGAAGGCAATGGGTCTGGGGTGTAACTGACTGCTGGAGTTTAGTAGTTGATTGGTATAAAAAAGAAAAAGGAATTATTTTAAAAGATTACGAAAGAAATATGACACCACAAGAATTTTTAGAAAATCCTTTGTTTGAAAATTATGCTTGGAGAACAGGTTTTAGAGAGCTTAGACCAGACGAACCATGTGAAGAAGGAGATGTTTTATTGATGTCTATAATGCACCCAACTTTAAATCATGTAGCTATTTTTCTTGGAGATATGGTTTTACATCATTTAGCAGATAGACTATCTTGTAGAGAGCCATATTCTGAGTGGTTGTTAAAATGCACTGGTAAGAGGTATCGCTATGCTCAGAAAAGTTAAACTTTATGGAGAACTAGCTGACTTTGTAGGTCATAAAGAATTAGATGCTGTAATAAATTCTACTGCTGATGCAATACGTTTTCTTGTTAGCAACTTTCCAAAATTAGAAGCACATATGACAAATAGGCATTACAAAGTTCTTGTTAATGACTATGACATTGATGAAACTGAGCTACATAATCCTATCGGTCAATCGGATATAAGTATTGTTCCTGTAATTAGTGGTGCTGGTGGAAATTTTGGAAAAATATTATTAGGTGCTGCATTAATTGGAGGTGCTTTTGCGTTTGGTGGTTTAACTTTTACAGGAGGTTTTGGGAAATCTCTTGCAGCAGCCAGTGGTTTTACTAAAGCTGCATTTGGAGTAGGTTCTGCCTTAGTTTTAAGTGGAGTATCAGATATGTTATTTCCTATACCTGATATACCCGATTTTTCAAACGAAGAAGATCCAAGAATATCATTTAGTTTTTCTGGAGTGCAAAATACATCACGAGCAGGAACTAGCCACCCTATTGCTTATGGTGAGATAGTAACAGGATCAGTTGTTATCTCTGCTGGTATTGACACTAATCAGGTACAAGCATGACAGATAAAATTATTAGAGGTTCTGGTGGTCCTCCTCCTTCTCCACCATCACCAACAAGAGCACCTGATACTTTAAACAGTAGGCAGTTTGCAACGATTCAAGATTTATTATCTGAAGGAGAAATAGAAGGTTTTGCTACTGCATCAAAAGCAGGACTTACAAAAGGTACAACAGCTTATAACAACGCAGCATTAAAAGATATATTTTTAAATGATACTCCTATTCTTAATTCCAGTGCCAGCAACACTAATCCTCAAACAGCAGATTTTAACTTTCAAAATGTAGGGTTTACACCTCGTTTTGGAACGTCAAACCAAGAGCATATTCCTGGTATTGAAAGTAGTCAGTCTACAACAAGTGTGGGAGTAACAGTAACAACTTCTTCCCCTGTTACCCGTCAGATAACGAATACTAATGTTGATGCTGTAAAAGTAACCGTAACCTTTCCACAATTACAAAAAGCTACAGATCAAGGAGATTTGCTTGGTTCTTCTGTCCAGTTAAAAATACAAGTTCAATATAATAGTGGTGGTTTTTCAGATATCATTTCAGATACTATTACTGGTAGAACTGCTGATGCGTACCAAAAAGAATATCGTGTAAACATTACTGGTGCATTTCCTGTTGATATTAGAGTTGTAAGGATTACAGCAGATAGTACCTCTTCTAGTATTGTTGATGCTTTTGCTTGGACAAGCATCGGTGAAATTATTGATAATAAACAAAGATATTTAGATAGTGCTTACACAAATTTAAGGATAGATTCTGAGCAATTTAGTTCTATACCAAAAAGATCTTTTCGTATTCGTGGGGTAAAGGTAAGAATACCAGGTGCAGGTGCATCTAACTCTGGTACACCTACTGTTGATTTACAGACAGGCAGAATAATTTATCCAAGTGGCTATATCTTTAATGGAACAATGGGTGCTGCTGTCTGGTGTTCATGCCCTGCCATGATATTGCTCGACCTCTTAACTACCGAAAGATATGGATTTGGAACGCATATTACAGATAGTAATTTAGATTTATTTAGTTTTGTTGCAGCCAGCAGATACGCAAATGAATTGGTATCAGATGGTTTTGCTGGACAGGAAGCGAGATTTAGTTGCAATGTAAACTTACAGGGATCTATGGAGGCATACACACTAATCAATGAATTAGCTGGTGTTATGAGATGTTTTCCAATATGGTCTGAAGGTTCTGTAACTATTACACAGGATAAACCAACAGATCCAAGTTATCTATTTAGTTTGGCAAACGTAGGTGAGGGTGGGTTTTCTTATTCTGGTAGCAGTTTAAAACAAAGACATACTGTTATCTCTGTTAGTTATTTCAATATGGATAGTAGAGAAATAGATTATGAAGTTGTAGAAGATACTGCTGCACAAGCAAAGTTAGGAATAGTAAAGAAAGATGTAAAAGCATTTGCCTGTACTTCCCGTGGTCAGGCTCAAAGATTAGGTAAAGCAATACTATTTAGTGAACAGAATGAATCTGAAGTTATTAGTTTTACAACGTCAATAGATGCTGGTGCAATCGTAAGACCTGGATCTGTTATCTCTGTTAATGATCCTGTTCGTGGTGGAGAAAGAAGATCAGGAAGAATAAATGCAGCAACTACTACGCAGATTACTGTGGATAACACACAAGATTTAGATACATTTACTGGATCGAATAAAAAATGTAGCGTAATATTGCCCGATGGCACAGTTGAAACGAAGAATGTCACTGGAATTGTAGGCAGTGTAATTACATTAGATTCAGCCTTATCTGACACACCAAATGTAAATGCCATATGGCTACTACAGAGTTCTACTTTAGAAGCACAGACATTTAGAGTAATAACAGTAGAAGAACAAGATGGTATTAATTATGCGATAACAGCACTAACTTATATTGATGGCAAGTATGCAAATATTGAATCTGGAATAAGTTTACCTGCAAGAACTATATCTTTACTAAACGAACCAAAAAGTCCTCCATCAAACTTACAGGCATCTGAAAGAATTGTTGTCATAAATGCTTTAGCGGTTACTAAATTAATTTTATCTTGGGTATCAGTAACAGGTGTAAGTCAATATCTTGTTCAATATAGATTTAATAATACAAACTGGGTTAACGAAGTTGTATTTAGACCTGACTTTGAAATTATCGGTACAGAAGCAGGAACTTATGAATTTAGAGTATTTTCATTTAAT